TAAAAGTAACACTTTCTGATAATTTTATTTCAAAACAAATTAAACATGCTAAGAACAGAATGCTTAACTCGTTAAATCAAATTCTTGAAAATCAGGCAAAGGAAAAAAAGACTAAAGATTGTCAGGATTGTTTACAACATATAAAAAACGAATATACAGAATGTAGTAAGAGTTGTTAAGGAAAAACCTAATGAAATCAACCACATATTTAGGAAATCCAAATTTAAAAAATGTCGGACAGAAGATAAATTGGACAGAGAAAAACCTTGAAGAGTACATGCTTTGTAAGGAGAATCCTGAACATTTCATCGAAACTTATGTACGTATTGTTCACGTAGATAAGGGTCTTGTACCATTTGATATGTACCCTTTTCAAAAAGACATGATACATAAATTCAGCGACAATCGTTTTGTGATCTGTAAAATGCCTAGACAAACAGGCAAATCTACTACCATTATATCCTTTCTACTACATTACGTTCTATTTAACGAAAGTGTTAATGTTGCTATTTTAGCGAACAAAGGAATGGTAGCAAGGGAATTACTTGCTAGATTACAACTTGCATACGAACATTTACCCAAATGGTTACAACAAGGAGCAGTTGTATGGAACAAGGGTAATATTGAAATAGAGAACGGATCTAAGGTTATTGCGGCCGCAACTTCTTCTAGTGCAGTTCGTGGTAGTTCCTTTAACATTATTTTCCTTGATGAGTTTGCTCACGTTCCTCAAAACATAGCCGAACAATTCTTCACTTCTGTTTATCCTACAATTTCTTCTGGAGAATCTACTAAGGTACTTATTGTTTCAACTCCACTTGGACTGAATATGTTCTACAAAATGTGGATAGAAGCAGAAGAAGGTAGAAATGATTATGTACCGATTGAAGTACATTGGTCAGAGATGCCTGGCAGAGATGCAAAGTGGAAAGAAGAAACAATACGTAATACTTCTGAAGTACAGTTTACACAAGAGTTTGAATGTGAGTTTGTGGGATCAACATACACGTTGATTGCTCCATCAAAACTCAGAACAATGGTATTTAAAAACCCAATACATGAAAGTAATAATCTTCTTGTATATGAACAACCTATTAAAAAACATACATACGCATTAGTCGCAGATACTGCTCAAGGTAAAGGTGTGGATTATTCTGCATTTAACGTATTTGATGTTTCACAAATGCCATATAAGCAAGTTGCAATGTATAGGGATAATCAAATTTCTCCCATGTTATACCCAAATGTGATCTATAATGTGGGTCAAAAATACAATATGGCTCATGTACTTGTTGAAGTAAACGATATTGGATCTCAAGTTGCTGATACACTTCACTATGATTTGGAGTATGAAAACATTATGATCATTACTATGAGAGGGAGAGCAGGACAACAAATCGGTGGTGGATTTGCAAAGAACATTCAATTGGGAATAAGAACAAGTAAACAGATCAAGAGAATAGGATGTGCAACCCTCAAAGATCTGATAGAACAAGAACAGTTGATCATATCCGATTTTGAAACCATTAAAGAGCTAACAACCTTTGCTTTGACAAATAATACATATCAAGCAGAGGAGGGTGCACATGATGATCTAGCAATGACATTGGTGATCTTTGGGTGGTTAGTCCAACAGAGATATTTTAAGGAGATGACAAATATGGATATACGAAAGAAAATGTGGGAAGAACAAATGGAAACGTTAGAACAAGATATGTTGCCGTTTGGAATTATAGATGATGGACAAGAACCAGAATCTTTCCAAGATGATACAGGTACAGTATGGACGGTGGATGATGATGCTAGGAGGCTATATTACTAAATGGATCTATATCTGCAAAATTAACTTCAGTAGGTGGATTGTTTATTTCTGTTATTAAATCTTCAATTTTACTAGTTAAATCAGGCCTTTCCTTTTTTAATCTATTTAAAAAACTCAGAGAACCAGTAACCAATTGATCTGGATGGATGGATAATCTTTTTCCTATCTTTCTTTTATTGGATACTTCAAGGTGTTTAGGGTTTACACAGGATGGATTGAAGCAGGTTTGAGTTACTACTTCATTAGGTCCTAATTCACCTCGCATTCCAGAGATTGATGAGAAGTTACCATACATCATAAAGGCGTATCTACTTGCGGGTATAGTTTTACCCATAACAGAAAACATTCCATGACCTGTTTTATTTTTTGACGCGAGCCAGATATGGCATTCTGTATGTTTTTCTGAACGATCAACCTTTTTAAGAAATCGTTCTTTATCTTTTTTACAGTCTAAAAATTTAAAAGCTTCTTTGTAATTCATATATCCTCTATAAATTTATGATAACACTTAATATTTATGATTATAGAGAACTCTAAAAAGATAAATAAAAGTAATATGGTATAAAATCTACAAACCATAATCTTTCAACTTAAATCTATAGGAGAGATAAGATGCCTTTTACAATTAGTCCAGGCGTTGTAACCAAAGAAATTGATTTAACAACTATTGTACCTGAAATGTCTATGACAGAAGGTGCAATTGCCGGTCCTTTTAAATGGGGACCTGTACTTGATGTCGTTACAGTTAGTAATGAATCAGAATTATCAAGTCAATTTGGTAAACCAAACGCCGCAACATACAAAACATATTTTACTGCTGCAAGTTATCTCGCATATGCCGGAAATCTTAAAGTAGTTCGTGCAGCTGGTACAGATGCAAATAATGCAGCAATGACCACAGCACTACAAGTGAGAAATGATGAGCATTATGAGAATACATACGACCCAGACATGGGTGGATCACAAGTCACTACTGCTGGAGCATTCATTGCAAAATATCCAGGAGATCTAGGAAACACATTAAGAGTTTCCATGTGTGGTGCAACAAGAGGAAACACAAATTCAGACGGAACACTTAACAGTAATTCAGATGTTTCGCCTACTTGTACTTCTGCAGTATACACACAAGCTAATACTACTCTTTTAGGAGTGGGAACAACCTTTTCGAATGATTTGGCTGTTGGTGATACTGTCACAATTAATGATAAAGTAATTTCAATTACTACTGTTTCATCTAATACAGTTTGTGTAGCAATTTGTGCAGAATCAACAGTTGCAAATACTGGAGCGTATACACGTAAAGCACGTTCCGCTTTTGGTCAGGCAGCAGGACTTATGGTTGGAACACTTGCATGTTCGGCTAATGGAACTACATTAACTGGAACAAACACTAACCTTGCTATTCAATATAAAGTAGGTGATCTTGTTAAACTTGTTGGAACTACTGAAGAACGTAAAGTTTCCTCAGTTACTAATTCAACTTCAATGATAGTTACAGAACCTTTTGCAAATGCCGCTTCAGCAAATACTCACTCACGTAGATGGGAATATGCAGATGCTTTCGATAGTGAGCCTGTTACTTCAGCACACGCCAAACGAAACAGCGGAAACTATGATGAAATTCATGTTGTTGTCGTTGATGAAGATGGAGAAATTACTGGAGCAAATAATACAGTTCTGGAAACATATACTGGATCAGTTGCCGGTGGAGCCAAAGGTGAAGATGGCCAGAGTATTTACTACAAAGATCTAGTAAATCGTGGTTCAAAATGGATTCGCTGGATGGATCATCACTCAGATGGTGATGCGGACACATTACTCGATAGTGGAACAACCGCTTGGGGTGGAGTCGCGTCCGGAACATTTAATGCTAAAGGAATTATCGTTTCTGGAAGTCTGTCTGGTGGAACTGCTGGAACTGCAGCAACCGCCGGAAATATTCAGACAGCTATGGATGAATTCAAAAACGCAGAAGAAGTAGATGTTACTCTTCTGATGACAGCTGATGCAACGGCCGCTACTGCTATTCATGCAATTAATAATATTGCAGAATATCGTAAAGATTGTGTGGCATTTATTTCACCAACTCAAGCAAATGTTGTTAATAACGCAGGAAGCGAAGTTGATGATATTGTATCATTCCGTAATTCAATGCCGAGTTCTTCATACGCAGTACTTGACTCTGGATGGAAATATATGTATGACAAATACAATGATGTGTACAGATATGTTCCATTGAACGGTGATATTGCAGGATGTTGTGTATTTACAGACCAATCCCGTGATCCTTTCTGGTCACCAGCTGGTTTAGATCGTGGTAATATTCGAAATGCAATCAAACTTCCATTTAATCCAAATAAAACACAACGGGATACACTCTATAAAAATGGGATTAATCCAGTTGTTGGACTTCCTGGAAGTGGAATTCTTCTTTTCGGAGATAAAACACTATTAGCAAAACCAAGTGCATTTGATAGAATCAATGTACGAAGGTTGTTTATCCTTTTAGAAAAATCAATTGCTAATATGGCAAAATCCTTCTTGTTCGAATTCAACGATGCGTTTACTCGTTCAAGATTTACTGCTACCGTAGAACCTTTCATGAGAGATATTCAAGGAAGGGGTGGAGTTCAAGATTTTGCTGTAGTTTGTGACGATAGTAATAATACAACGGAAGTTGTTGATCGAAACGAATTTCGTGGCGATATTTACATTAAACCTTCACGTTCAATTAACTTTATTCAACTACAATTCGTAGCAGTACGTTCTGGTGTAGAATTTAGTGAAATTATTGGATAATATAATACTGTATAAATAGTAATATACATAAGAAATGGGGAAAGACGATGGCGCCGAAGGGTGTACTTGTAAAAAAGACTTCCCCATTTACTTTTAACATAGTCATCGGCGCGGAAGCGTAAAGGAGAAATAATGGCATCATTTTCAATAGACAGTTTTACCTCAAAATTAAAAGGTGGTGGAGCATTAGCCAGTTTATTCGAAGCAGAACTAACTACTTCCAAAGGAACTTCAGATCAATCCGCAAGGGATGATTTTAAGTTTTTATGTAAAGCTACAACTTTACCAGGTGATACAATTGATGTAGCAACCGTTACATATATGGGAAGACAAATAAACATCCCCAGTAATCGTGCAGCAGTTCAATGGACAACTACCGTTTATAATGATGAGGGTATGGAAATTAGAAATAACATTGAAAGTTGGATGGAACAACT